TATTGTATTTGCCGTATCCCAGTTAATTTCGCAACTTCCAGTCCAACCGTCTAAACCTACGATATAAGTTCTGTGTCCGCTATCATCATAATCGGTTGTTTCTAAAGTATCACCTACTAAATCAAGACTCCAAGCCTTAACACCTGCTGTCAGTCCTGTACAAGTTATACTTCCGCTTTTTCCAGCTACTTCTGCCATTATTAATCACCTTCCTTTCTTTTTTTATTTTTGTATCTCTAATCTATACTGTACAAAATAATTCCATATCCCATTTTCTCTCGTTAGATTATCTAATTCTCTTTTCATATATATACTATCCCAACCCGCTACGGTTAATGAACACCAATCGTATAACGCCGTTAATTTAGTGTATATATCATTAATCGTTGTCGAGCTATTATTATTATCGTAAATATTAAATTGTATTATCACATTTTCCATATCTTCGGTAAATGTATAATCAGCTACCCCGCTAATTTTATGATAGACTATGTAAGGGTATACTGTCCCCTGCGGAGCTTCGGTTAGATACATTCCCGATACTACAGCTTTGAGTGCTGTATTGCCGTTATATTTATTCCAGATACCTTTAAACAAACATTCCATTTGTATCCCTCTCTAAATTATTCTTAGTTATAACTTTATGGCATTCTTTACATAAAGTAATTCCGTTATTAATATCCCAAAGCTCTTTACAATTTAAAGCTTCTTCTAAGGTTGTAATTTCATAATATCGAATTAAAGAAATAAAACTATTTATATGATGTGCTTCAAGATAAGTTCCTCTTGCCCCACATTTTTGGCAAGTAAAATTATCTCTACCAAATACCATTAATCGCCATTCTTTATATTTTGATGTTTGCCTTATTCTTATATTTAAATCAGAAATGCCACCTTTCCAATTCCAATGTTTAATACCAGCTCTTCCTATTTTCTTTTTTGTTTCTTCTGAATGATAATGTCCTAAACAATTAGTATTCCCCATTTTAGCTTCACTCATTTTCTTTTTTGCTTCATCGGACATATACCACATACCTTTCATTCCTGTTGTTCCTTTTGTAGGTGGATGCCCTAATTTAAATTGATTTGCAGTTGGTTTACCCTTTTTTGATTTACTTATATTATTTTTATGTTCTTCACTAAATTTAATACCTTTTAATAATGTTCCTCTTGCCCAAATAGGTATATCATATTTCTTTAATCTTCTAAAGATAGTTGTATTATGATAACCATATTTTTCCCCTATTATAGTAGTGGATATTTTTTCTTTAATATACATTTTCTCTAAAATATCCTTTGTTAATACTTGCATATAATCTCCTTATATAATCTTCTTGAACATTTGCCTTATAGCCTTTTCATTCTTATGTAAAGCAGGTCGCAAATAAGGCTGCGGTGCTCGATTAAATTCAGGATCTTCGCTACCCATTTCAACTGCCCTTGCATATTCAACATTACTACCAACCCTGCCAATCATGCCTTCTATCTCATGAGTAATCGAACTTCTTAATCTTCCTGTGTCTACTGGGCATAATATTTTAGCGTCACGTTCCACCATTAAACAAGCCTTACTTATTATCTGCTTATTTGCCTTATTTATTTTGCTAATAACTTTTGCCCCATACCATTTTACGCCCATTTATACTTCCTCTTTCAAAGTTATTCGTAACCGCCTATTCTGGCTATGCCCCATATTATTAATATAGATAATCTTATATGTAGTCGTGCCTTTAACAAATATATCAGCTTCGGTAATAGTTTCGCCGATAGGATAATCGATATAAAAGTAATGGTCAGCGATTATCGTAAGCTTGTCTGCACTTAATCTCTCATCACCTTTGATAGTAGATAAGACATCTGTTATTTTTCGCAAGCCAGCCCAAGCGAATGTTTCGCCGCCCATTCCATCTGGCGTCCCTGTCCATCGTCTTAACTCCATAGTGACCTTTTTACCTATCATAATTAAACCTCATGCAAATAATGTTTTTGGAATAGTTTTAATTCTCTTATTAGCTATTTTGCAATATTCTTTATTACTATCTATACCTATATATTTTCTCTTTGATTCTACACAAGCTACCGCTGTGGTTCCACTTCCTAAAAATGGATCCAGAACAATATCACCTTCATTGCTTGAAAAATTTATACATCTTTTAGCTAAAGCTACAGGCATTTGGCAAGAGTGTAATTTTTTATTTGTTTTTATATCTAGTTCTGCTTCTTTATTTTTTATACAACCAGAATTAATAGGTTTTATATCATCCCAATAATTAGACATCTTGCCTTTAAATATTTTTCCGCAACCACTCCAGTAATTATCAGGCTTTCTCCTCTTTTCTGCATAAGTGTTAAAAGTTGGGAAAAATCCTTTTGTATAAAATAATATTATTTCAGCAAATTTATCATAATTATTTTTAGGATGTCCTTGACTTTGATTTTTCCAACTGATTATATTTTTATAACTTGCAATATTATTTAAAATTGTCATCATATTATATAGATTATCTAAATCTTGTTTAACATATATAGAGGAATTTGGTTTTAATATTCTACTTATTTCTATAAATATATCTTGTAGCCAATCCCAATAATCTATTCGATTATCATCATAATCTTTATAAGGATAATTTTTATTATACGGTGGATCCGTTACTATTAAATCAACCAAATTATCGGGTATCCCCTTCATCACTTCTAAACAATCACCACATATTATTTGATTAATATAATCCTCTATCATACAATCTCCCTCTTAACATACTTATCTAAAATAGCCTCCGCCTCTTTCGGTATATCTCCAACATCTAAAGTTATACTTATATCCCCTACTTTATAATTCTTTATCCCGAATATTTCCTCTTGTCGCTTCTGATAGATATATTTAACTATAATCTTTATTGCCAGCTTCAAATCACCAGGCATATTATCCGAGCTATACCCCGCATAATAAGTAAATCTAACATTGCCGTGACCCTCGCTAAAACCGCCGCTATAGTATATATGGTCGCTAAACACTTCATAACTATCCTCATCAATTTCACTGCTGCCAACCCAAAGCTCCCTAAAGTGTGATAATATTACATTGTTATCATCTGTATCAGATGTGATGCTATCGATAAAAGTTAAAGTTAAAGCAGCCACCCCATCTGTATCTATGGTAAGCAGACCGCTATTGCTATCGCTATTTTGCACTAATACTTTATCACCTGCCACAAAGCCATCATCCACAAAGCTACCACCATCAGCCCTCGTTACTGTTTTTGCTGAACTATCCCAGACTAAATCGTCAAGATTAACCGCTAATACCGGATATTGTTCAAAGTATATTATTGGCTTTCCATTCCCATCGTGCCGTTCCTTCACATATAAAGCCGCCTCAAATTTTCTATTGCAATAATTCTCTACCCAATCTTCAACCGCATTATGTATAACTGATATAATCTCTGATGGGTCACTCGTTGTTATATCTGAAGTGATAGTCTGGGCTGCTGCATGGTCGGCATTAAAGCCAAACAATAGCCCTGCATCCGAATTAGCGTGTGTATAAGCTATGGTATTCTCTTCTCCAACATCGATGGTAAAGAGTTTCGTATCGCTATCATAAGTGACAGTTGAACTTGCACCAGCAAAAGCCGCATCTATTTTAGTCTGTAAGTGTGTAGCCAATTCCGCACCCGTATATGTTCCATCATCCACCTCTACATTAGTAGCTTCTCCTTCACCATAAGTTAAAATTAATACATCATGGGAGGCATTGACGGTAAAATAGCCTATATCGACATCAAGATAATTTAATATATTTTCAAGAGATACAATCATTTAATCACCTACTTTAACTTCCTCTTTCTTCTCCAACACAAACTTCTCATAAACCGAAAAATGCTCCTGCCTTAATTTCTCATCCTTGTCTAATTTTATTAAAGCATTAACGATAATTTCTTTTGCTTTATCACCAAATATAATTTCCTTTTCAGGTACTGCTCCCCAATCTTTTGCATTAATACCGCCACCTTCTAAATCTTGCAAGCCTGCCAATTTATATTCTTCTTCGGTAGGTGCTAACTCCATCTGCAAATCTCTAACTATTTTTAAGGTCGCAAAATTGCCTTCCTGTGGCAATAGTGCTAATACTATTAGCCGTTCAAATAGATTTAACTTTACCTTGAATGGCTCATATTTAGCATAAGCAACCATTCCTATAATTAAGATAATACAAAGTATTAATGCAATTAATTTCATTCTACGGTTTAACATTTTCTTTACTCCTTAATAAATTTTTATACGGGGTTTAAGCAGCCACCCCGCAAAGCATTTTTTATTAATCGTTCTGCCAATCTCCAACAGCAATCAAAGGAATATAGTAATCAGCACCGTTAACTATAATTTGAATTCCTTGTTTAAATTGTATATTAGTTGCAGCATTTCCACCAGTCCTTATCATAGCAGCATCAGCATCCTCATTAGTTGTAACGGTCTTAGCTGCTTCTACGTTACCTAATTCAAAGAGATATTTAGATTCTGTACCAGCACCACTTGTCATTAAAGTTATTAAAGGTACGTCACTTGCGTCTATATCAGCACCTGCAATAGTCTCACAAACAATAGCAGCAGTTGGGGTCTGTCCACCTGTATCTGAGTTTGAATATGCACCTGCATAGATACCTGTCCATATGCCAGTCTTACCACCAGTGTGTTCAGCAGCAACATTTACTTCAAAAACTCCACCAGCAGCATTAGCAGCATTACCTGCAGGGTTCGAGATAATAGCCTGTCCGAAAAATCCTAACGCCCATCCTGTATAAGCAACAACAGGGGTCGCTACTGCATGGACACATATACCTGATGCATTAGTAACAGTTATCGAATTATCGACAAGCTCTAATGTTCCACCTACTAACACACCTTTTCCAAATACAAACGTATCACCATCTGGCAAATCAAACGTCCAAGTATCCCCATCATAGTTCCATAAATCTACTGTAGTAGGCCAGGATACAGTTGCAGTTTCGCCTTCAGGATTACTTAATTTTAAAGTTGCACTATATTTATCCCATCTCATTAAATCCTGCAGCGGTACATTGTAAGGTAATATTTTGATAGCGAATGCAGGAATAGTGAAGCATAATACTAAGGCTAAAATAAATATAGTTTTAAATAATTGTTTCATGGGTAAATCACCTCGCTTTTTATTTATTTATTATTTTATTTTTTCTCATCATTTTGTCTTTGCGGGATTTTTCGATAGCTTTAGTTTTCTCAATATTTTTACTGTTAATATTTACAGGTCTACCCACTTTTACATTCGGTATAATATAACCAAGTGAATTTCTTACTATCCAGAGGGCTATTTCTTTATTAACATCAGCTATTTCCCCATTGGTATAAACTGTGTCATGTTTCTTATCGTAAAAATCCCGTCCAATTTTAACTTTCATGATATCTCCTAACTTAGAGGGGAAGCGGTTATACTCCCCCTCTAATTATTCCTACGCTTGACCAGTTGAACCCCAGCCTAAAGCACCCATTACCAAAGTTATACCAAAGGTAACAGCAGCCTCTGCAACAGTAGCCTCAACATTAATATATCTTCCGGTAGGCTCATAATGATAAGTAACCACTCCTGCTTCAGTTATTTCGTCAAAACTATGGTCATCAGTATCTAATGAACCAGAGGTAGTTCCACTTTCTACATCAACGTTTAAAGTTCCATTAGTTTCTACATTTCCTACAGATATTTGAATTAATATTTCTTTAGGATAATTATAATCAGCCAAATCAATCTCTCCAGCGGTATCATGAGTTCCATTAGCCCTGGCATTATATTCGGCAGCAGTCATTGCTTTTGGCCTAATTGCGTCTAATACAAATAAGTTTTCACCTAAATCTTTCATTCCCATTATATAATCAACTCCTTTCAAAGTCTTTTATTTATTTTTATTTTGTAGATAATACTACAAATGGACTAATTTCAGTCGAATTATCATCAGCGGTTAGGCTACCTTTTAACCAAGGTTTACCATCAACATTACCAAACATTTTCAGGCAAGTTCTATTTGATAAGAAATATACATGTTTAGATTTGTCAAAAGCTGGTCCATAACCGTCTTTGATAATATACTTGCTAAAATCATACAATCCAATATCGCCTTTAGTTCCTACTGCTGGCACTTTATAAGTCCAGATTATAGGAATGCCTACCAATGTATCCGGTATCGCTTTGGCTATATTGCCCTGAATCCAGATAGAATGATTATCTTCATCCTTCAAAGCGATTATCTTAGATCTACAGGCTTTATTAATTACCCATACTGCTTTTGGTCCACCCATGAATTGGTCCATCATTGCAGTAATATCAGCAAGTAATATGGTAGAAGTAGTATTTCTGGTGACTGTAATTGTAGCTGGGGAATTTATTACTCCTAAAGGTTGGCCTACACCAGTTCCCAATAAGAAGTGATAATCCTCAAATGCAATTAAAGCTTCTTTATACTTCTGGGTAACAATAGCTTCCAATTGTTTAGCATTCCTCATTATCTTATCAGTTAATACACAATATCCAGA